TTGGAATTGTTGTCATCAATATCTTCTCTGCCAAAGGTGTTGGCCCTGGAGCCAATTACATCATCGGCAAAAGGATTCGAGACCTTTACAATAGGGTCATCGTGTCGGGGGTTTTCTTCGACGCTGCAACAGGTCCGGAGGTACTGCTTTCAGCAGCACCCGAGGGCTACTTCCAAACCCAGGTCCGTGTGACCTTTGAATCCATCGAGGAACTCTGACCATGGCCACAATCCGAGGCGAACAAGGAGCAGTCCAGTTTTCAGCTTCTGGCGGCAGCAATGCAACAATCGTCGGCACTCGTAGTTGGAGCTTATCCACTACGAAAGAAACGCTTGACACTTCAAAGCAGGGCGACACCTTTCGCAGCTTTATTGGCAGCATGGTCTCCGGCTCTGGCACTGTTGAATTGGTTTATGACCCAGACGCAACAGGCCAAGCCGCGTTCCTTGAGGATGTCATCACGGCAGCAGACCCTGCAGACGCGTCGTTTGAGTTGTTTACAACTGGAACCACCTCAGGTAGCGATTCGGCTGTCTTTACAGGCATCATTACCGACATGGAGATCACTTCAACTGTTGGCGAATTAGTCGTTGTATCCTGCAGCTTTATCACTAGCGGCATAATCGCTTTGAACCTGCAATGATTTAGGTCTATAATTTAAGCGAAAGCTTTTATTTAATGGCTCAAAATCGCACCGTCGATCTGCTGGTTGGGGCATTCGATCTCAACCAGCGCCGCAAGTTTGAACTAAAAAACGCTGAGGGCGAAAAAGTCGTTGATCTGTTTTTTAAGCCGATCACACGCGCTGACCGCAAAAAAGCACAAAGCCTTTCTGGTACTGAAGAAGCATTAGACATCAGCACGCAGATGCTGTGCCAAATGGCAGAGCTTGAGGATGGCTCAAAAGCTTTTGCCTCTGCTGATGCTCCCAAGCTGCAGCGGCAGTTGCCTGAGACTGTCTTGAACGAAATTGAGCTGTTCTTGTTTGGCGTCGGTGAAGACGCCGACATGGAAGAAGCAAAAAACGACTAAAGCAGGACAGCTGGCTCAACTTTGAGTTCTTCTTGTGCTGCGAATTGGGAATGACGCTTAGCAGGCTTCGTACGGAATTGACCGATGCGGAGCTTGTGCATTTTGCTGCGTACTATCAATTGAAAGGTGAGCGGGAGCAGCAGGCAATGGATCGCGCGAAGACAAGACGGCGGTAGTATTAGGAGACTGAAGGGCTTGCCGTGACCATATCGTCGACAGTTGAGTTTCTCCTTAAGGTTGCTCAGCCTGTCAATGCGTTGCGCCAAGTCGAAAAGCAATCAAAGAAAACTGCAGAGGCAATTAAAAAAAATAGAACCGCATTTGAAGCACTTTCTAAATCTGCACAAAAAATACAAAAAAGTATTGAAAAATCACAAGGCAGTTTTGCAACAGGCTCAAGGATCCAGGCTACATTTTCAGCAAGAGTCCTAAATACTGAAAAAGCAATGCGTGCCCAGATTCGGGCATTGCGAGAAGTACAAAGCACTGTCAAATTTAACGGGGCTATTTACACAAAGGCAGGTGCTGAAATTGCTAAATACGAAGCGATACTTAAGTCAACAAATGCAACAGCAGCAAAAGCTAAATCCGCCAATAATGGGCTTGGGGCATCTTTAAAACAACTTGCAATTGGCTTTGGTGTCGCTCGGGTTGGCCAACAGGCTTTGCAAGCTGGAATCCAAAGAGATGAGTCTGAGCGTCGCTTAAGGCTGCTTACTCAAAGATTTGGTGAAACAGCCCAAGCGCAAGAAGCAGCACAGCGTGCGGCTGAAAAATTTAACCTCAGCCAAACAGAAGCCAACACTCAGCTTTCTCGTTTGATTGCACGTTTGCGGCCAATGGGCCTGTCAATGCAGACGATTGAAACTGCATTTGCTGGTTTTAATACGGCGACGATTCTTGCCGGTGCAACTGCATCTGAATCGGCTGGCGCATTCCTGCAGTTAAGTCAGGCTCTTGGTAGTGGCGTATTGAGAGGACAGGAACTTAACTCAATTCTTGAGCAGGCTCCATTGATTGCTCAGGCAATCGCGACTGAGATGGGTAGCACTGTTGGTGCTTTGAAAAAGTTTGGCGAAGAAGGTCAAATTACAAGTGAAATTGTTATTGCTGCACTTGGCCGTGTTGAGCGCGAAGGCGCTGGTCAGCTTGAAGAGGCTCTGTTAGGCCCTGCTGCTGCTATTAAAGCTTTTCAAAATGCTACTGAAGACGTTCAAGTTGCATTGACGCAGGACATCATTCCTGAAATGGCCAAATCTTTTAGAGAGTTGGCAGAACTTATTGAAAATCTTGGGCCTTTAATGAGGCTTGTTGGAGGAGGCGTTGGCGGTGCTATTGGCGGAGTAAATCGGGGTATTGAAGAAAGTCAAGCATTATTTCGTTCTTTAAAAGAGCCTGGAACAGTTTCTGCAAGAGCAGACATTCAAGAAGGGCGACTTCCATTTAATATTTCTGGTGCTGCTGAGCTAATTGGTAAAGATAGGCTGCAAGAGTTACGAGAACTTGCTGATATTGCTGTCCAGTTTGGCGGTCGTTCTGAAGGGCCAGGATCCCAGAGAAAAGTTCTTCTTGAGTTGCTGCAAAAAGAAATTGGCATGTTTGGAGCGCCAGCCCCGTCTGCACCTGACACGACAAAACCTCCAGCAAAAACATTAACGAAACCACCAGGGAAAGAACGAGTTGATATGTCGCAAAAAGTGTTTGATCTAAACAAGCAACTTTTGGACAGTGATACGGATCTTACTGAACTGCAAAAAATTAATCTTGAATTTCAAATAGAAAAACAGAAAATTTTAGAGAAAGGCTTTAAACCGCGAGAGCATGAGATAGAGATGCTTAGGGCAGCTGGTGGATTTGAAGAAGATCTTTTGGACTACAGGGAAGATCAATTAAAGCTTCAGGAAAAAGCAAATACTCTTGCTGAACGGGAACGGAAGAAGCGTGAACAAGAAGAGAAACGTCGTCGTGAGTCTGACCCTGGTTTTCAAATGCAAGAGCAGCTAGAGAAACTGCTTGATGTGCAGAATCAAGTTGCTGCCGGTGCTACTGCTATTGGCAACGCATTTAGCAATTCTTTCAGGGCTGTCATAACTGGCAGCAAGAGTGCTCAGGAAGCATTGGCGGACATGATGTCTGCTGTGGCTGAGCACTTTATGGACATGGCCGCAAAAATTATTGCTCAGCAATTAGCAATGATTTTGTACGGCACGATCATGAAGGCGCTGGGTGTTTCAATGCCTGGTGGCGGTGGTGGTGATGGGGGCAGCTTTGCAGGAGTGCCGAATAACGTTTTAGATAGCGTTCTTAAAAACAAAGAAGGGAATTATCTTTCTGGTGGGTTTCAAGCATTTAACCAAGGTGGCGTAGTTAGCAAGCCAACCCTTGGTCTTGTTGGTGAAGGTGGCGAACCGGAATACATCATTCCTCAATCGAAAATGCGTGAAAGCATGTCGCGTTATTCACGAGGATCGCGCGGTGGTGGTGTTATCCCTGACAATCGTGGCGGTTCTGCAAGCGAAGATGGTGGCGTTGCAGTTGCCGCACCAATCGACGTTCGCTACACCGTGGAACGTATTAACAGCGTTGACTATGTAACCGCTGACCAGTTTCAGAGCGGGATGCAAAGTGCAGCGGCACAAGGCGCACAACGCGGAGAACAGAACACGCTAAAACGACTACAGATGAGCGGTGGTACTCGTAAGAGGTTAGGTCTATGACAAGTTTTGCTTTTGGCCATGCGCTACGAATAAAGCCATCAAACACAGAGCTTTACCGCTTCCAGAACTTTTTTATTGGCAAAGAGATTACGCACTCTGGTTCTGGCTATCAGTTTGTGCCGTTTGGTTTTTCTGGTGTCACTGTTAACCGCACAGGCGACGGGTTAGAAGCAACGCTTGTTTTCCCGAACAACGACTTGTCTCGTGCCTGGGGCGTTAGTGCGATTGAAGGCAGTTGGCTGATGGAAGTTGATGTGTTGATCATTGAAGACCCAGACCCTGATACAGGTTTGGCAACAACAAACACGATCGTTCACACCTACACCGGCCAAGTAACGGGCGGGCAATGGGACAACACATCGTTAAAC